GATACACTTGATTGCCAATAACAGCCAGCAAGAAATTCTCAACCGTGCTGACGTAAATGCCACGACCTTCGTTACTACCACCCGCGACAGCCGCAACCGCCCAGCCAGCGTAAGGCACTAGTGCATCGTCACTGACAATCATGTTCCACGTCTGCTCGACACTTATTTTGTCAAATCGTCCAAATTTGTTACCGCCAACCATTTTGAGCGGCACTTCTTGGATGGATTGTTGTAGATTCGGTGCGGGCATATTTTATCCAAATTGATTAAGGCCAGTATCCGCGCCACAAATTTATAGCTTGATAATCCCAGACGGGGCTTGAGCTAAAGAACGATCGTTTCTGCAACGTCAAGTCAGCAGGCGATACCATCAGCAGTTTTTTCTGATATTCGGCAAGCTGTGCTTTTGACGCATCTGGAAAGGTAGCTCCATATTCCGCGCAGATCTTACTTGCCAACTCATAGCGCATATACTCAATATAAAACCCGTCATACAACGTTTCTAGGTCTGTATCGAGAGTCACGGCATCAAACCCAAACTTGCCTGACATCTTCATGACATAAACTTGCTGTGGCTCGAAATACAGGAATATACGAGAACCACCTAGTTCGCGCTCAATACGATACATGTACGGCAAGCTTTCAATATTATCCACGCGAGGAGTACCAAAGTAATCTTTGCGTGACATATCTTGCAGTGAGTATCTTACGTCACCGATGTTAAACGTGAGCGTGTCAAGGTAGACTAGGTTTTCAATAAAATATTCTTCTTGCCCGACCACGCTGTTAAACGTGTCGCGCTTGAAGTAAGGGATCAAGTGTAAGTCTGAGCTTTTGAAAGACAGCAAAGCATTCAGCAGGTACAAGCCGTCAGCTACTTGCGTACCTGACACGGTTTGTAATTCGCGCGCTACCACCTGAGACAGGTAGTAGGCGCGATTGATTAGCTCAAGGGCTGGATAAGCCATGCTTAATCCTCAGTTAGACAAACCACTGATATCCGGCAACGTCAATGGCGACAGCATCACCGCCACCAGCAGACCACAAATACTCGATGTTGGGAACGCCTGAGCTTAGTCCAGCTAAGATTAGCGCGCTATCACGCAACACCACTGCTGTCACCTGTGTAGTCGCCTGATACATGTCACCAACTGCACCAAATGTTTTCAATGTGAGTGTGCGACTTGCAGCAGCGCCTGTCATTGCAAATTTAATCCATACAGGCGTTAAGTTTACGGCAGGAACAAACGTGTCTAGTGATACGGCTGTATCCGTCGTTGCTGCACCTGCGGTCACGGCTGTAGCAATAGGCGCGTCATACATAAATTGACGTGCGCTAGAGTTTCCAGCAGTCCAATAGCCAAGCAAAAAGTCACTTGTGGCATCGGTGCGAACATAGCCGATAAGTCGAAACACACTATATCCAAATGGCAATAGTGGTGCTGTGGATGAGGTAGACAGCAATAATCCTTCTGCCTGACCGCTTACAGGATCGGCCACTACATGGATTGCATATAGTGTGCTTGCAGCAACTGTGCCTGTGTCCAAGCCGCCCAGACCGCTAACTGTGTTATCAGCGCTTAAAGCTGTGTCCACTTCAATCTGGTATACTCCTGTTGAGTCATAGCAACTGCCGACTGATACATTGATGATTTCATCAGGGGTTGTTGCATCATTGCTGATTTGCAAACCGTTAATGTACTTCCATGGTTCTTGTCCGAATTGTACTGATGATACTGGCATGATTTCTATTCCTTATTTAAGGGTTATTTCGGTGGTGCTCTGCATGATGTTTTATACAAAGCCATCTTACATCTAATGGCTTGTTATAGTCATCATGGTGAGCCTGCACATTTTTTTCTGTTAAGCACACCTCGCAGCACTGTTTGATCAATTTCCCTGATCTAATATGCGCTCGTGTCAACGCGCGTGTTTTTACTTTATGAGCATACATAATGTCCTGTTCATATTGAGCCTTACGCCACCAATAAATTAAATCGCATGTTTCACACCATCCACTAGATAGCGCATCACATTCTGAACACAATACAGGCTCTCCATTAATGAGCGTGCCTTTACGCCTAATACGACCTTTGCTTTTGCTAACATAATTAGCCTTCGCGCGGTCTTGAGCCTTTCTTTGCATTGCCTTCTTTGATTCAGGATTTGCATTAAGCCAAGATAATTTCTGCTTCGTTGCACAAGTAACGCAATAAGCCGGATTATAATAAGCACGTTCCGCACCACATGGACACAATCCAGTTTGATGCTTCTTTGTTCTTCCCGTGCTAATTCTCCATTCATTGTCACGCCTTCTTGAACAAGCCCTGCAATATCCTTCTTTCCGATTTTCTTTAACGGCACCACAATCATAACAATTTTTACTTCTTCCAGATCCAAGAGGTGGCAATCCTTTTTCAGCCCTTCTTTTGGCTCTCAGAGCTTTATTTGCTTCACTTTTACAAGATTTGCATTTGCTCTCATTGTCACGACCAGGCTCTTTCTCTTTTTTACACGCGCTACAATAAATACTCCTTCCCAATTTATTTCTCCGCTAATATGAGGCATAATAATTGTACCTCATATTAGCATTGAAGCAAATTATAAGGGAAAAACGAGCCGCATTGAGTTCTCGGCGACCAAACTGCTCCCCCATATACAATCACGGACGTAGGCACGATTATTAAGCCCAAACTGCGATCCGAAATAGTGGCGTATACTCGCGCCTGAATCAGGATCAGTCATGTTGCTGGTCGTGAAAGGAGACTCGTCAGGCAGTCGTGGCATAGCCAGATAGAACTGGTCACCGGACATCAAGCAGCCTGCTCTATGCGAAGGCAATACAGTAACTGTCATACCAGCAGCAATTGCGTTGTTCAAGTTTTGGTTCTGATTTTGCGCCCAAACCAAGCCCACGCCGTTGATTGTCTGAATAGACACAGTAACCGCGTTAGCCGCACTGGTCGCATCAGCAATCGCGCGAAACTGTACGGGTTGCTGTGTGGGTGTGTGACCGATAAAAGTCAGGAAGCGCATGTTAGGCTGGCCTGATACACCATCATTGAACTGTAGCAAGTCACCCGCTTTAATAGCGTCAACGTTTGCACCAACCGATGCATCAGTGCTGAATGTGATTTGAGTCACGTTAGCGCCTGTTGGATCGTTAGTTGATACAACAGTCAGCACGTTTGCAGGGGCTGCGGCATTACCCACGTCACCAGCCACATGAATTGGCAGAAGGTTAGACTCATACCAGTCAGTGTTTGAGAATGGGCCTAGTTCCCACTTCATAGCCAACTCGTTGTTACGGTTGATTGCGAACTGGTTTAACCCGCTGTTAACGATTGCAGGGATGTTGGCAACTGGCAAGATCCCCATTTTGGCGTGAGTTGCTGAGCCAAAGTCTTCGAAGTTAGCGACGGATTGTGCCAATTGACCAAAGCTGTTGATGGGGCTAACGCCATCACCGTAAAAACGGAAAGGGCCGCTGTTGACTTGGGCCGTTCCAAAGCTTGCGTTCTGTGGGTCATTAATCACAACGCCAGAAATAAAGTTTTTGAGAATATCGCGCTCAACCAGTGTTCCAAGCTCTTTAATAGCCGCCATCCCGAACCTGTCCATGTACTCACGAACTTCAAAGATGAATTGTTGATCGGTATAACCCGCTGACACGTTAGCCGCCTGGCTACAAGTCAATGACTGCACACGTTGCACAGATTGTTGTTGGGTGATTTGCAAACCGTTATAAGAAATATAGCGGGGTGTAGTGTCAAAAGTCACTGTGTCGCCAAGGTTTGCAGTTAAATCATTAAAGTTTTTGAATTTCTTGTTTGACAGATCAATCATGCAAAAACTATTTAAAAGCCATCCAAGCTCGGCTCTCTGATAGGTTTGTACGGTCTGCAAAGTATTAGTAGGTGTAGGCATGTTGTAACACTCCAAAAAAGGTGAATTTTTTGAATGACAGCGTTACAACACCGGTGAGGGTACTACCTGAACATTTGTCTAAACTTAGTCACCGACATTGCGCCGTCATCCACTCCAGCACTTGTCGAAGGTTTAAGTTGTGACATTGGATCTTGAGCCTGTGCTTCTTCTGCCAAAGCCTGTTGATTAGTTCTAATCGAGTTGCTTAAGTCCATCAGTTTCTTTTGAGCCAGTTTCGGTTGCGTATACGATAAAAGAATAATGCTAGACATCTTTTCAGGATTGTCTACCAACTCCTTCATAATATCGCCCGTGTTCTCTAGCTCATTAGCCATCTGAACTACATTAGCTAACGTCGAATAATCCAAATCATTAAGCTTTGCCTCTAACCCAGGGTATTTTGCCTCTGCCGCCTGCATCTTAGACACAAACGAATCAACCGTTTGCTGCGTTCGTTGCTGCTGCAATTGCTGTTGCATCTGCTCTTGCAACATTTGCGGCGCTTTCTCAGCGATCAACCGCTCAATATCTGCCTGCGACATTTGCTGCATCCCACCAATATTTTGCGCTTGCTGGGGTTGCTGCATTTGTTGCTCTGGCGCTTGTTGCGGCGCTTGCTGTTCTTGTAAAGCCATTACTGCCTCCTGTTTGCCTTTTTCATACGCTTTAGTGCGCTCCCTTTCGACTATCTTTGACACCAAATCTCGCGATAATGGCGCTTGTTCATCTACGGGTTCCGCATTAAGAGCAGGCGAATCAGGTGGTAGTTCACCCTGAATTTCAGTCTCAAGTTCAATCGTCATCTTATCCCTTCATTTGACTTTTTTCGGTGTCACCGTGATAGACAATGCTTATCGCGCAAAGATTCGGCCAGGTTGTCGTGTGGCGACGTAATAACTGAATTGTCACATTAGTACTGTATCTAGTCAATAGTGGCAATTGTGGTCAGCACTTCTTCTTTTTGGATTTCCCAGCTTTTGACATAGCAATCGCAATTGCTTGGTTCTTTGGTTTTCCAGCATTCATTTCCGTTTTAATGTTAGAAGACACAACGGCTTTTGACTTTCCTTTTTTCAATGGCATTTTAATCTCCTAACATGGCTCTTGTCGGTTATAAAGCTTCTCAACCACTTTCGCTTTCTCGTCGCGTGTAGCGCCTCTCATTTCTCTATGTACGGTTTGCATGACCTGTTGCTTGGTGAAGCCGTCGCGGTCTAATTTTGCAATGCCGCCATTGCGTTCGATGTCACTCAGTTTTAGTTTGTATTTAGTTGTCATTTTCTGCTCCTTTGCTTATTTCGCAATAATTTTTTTAAATAGAGGGTGTCTGCCTTTCTTAATACAATCATTAAGATTGTCCAAGTTAGTGCCTAAAAACAGGTGGGTTGGGTTGCTGCATATGGGGTTGTCGCATTTGTGACAAACAAACATTCCAGCGGGTATTTTGCCAAAATGTATTTCATAAGATACCCGATGCGCCCTAAGCATCCTGCCATTTAATTTAAATCTTAATTGCCCATACCCATCAGTCAATGCTCCATTCCATCCCCAGCACTCATTGTCATTATTTTTTATGACTTGATTTTCCCATGCTTCTTCTGGTGTCTTATATAGACCGCTTCTTTCATGGTTGATGTCACCATGGTATTTAATTCTTAGATAGTGCTTGTTGCAATAGCCTTTCCCATAATATTTATCCAAACATCCGTCTACCGTGCATTTCTTTTTTTTAAAATATACATTTGGATCGCCATGTCTTTTAAACCTTTGATAATGTTTATCGCAAAATCCATGGCCTTTTACTTTTGAACAACACCCTTCAATAACACATATTTTCATATTGATCCCTTATCAACCCCTATTAGTAACTAAGGCAATGCAACTAGGGTTGTTGCTTTTCGACTGGCCGGTCTATGCCTTAGTTTTTATATTTTAATCTTTTTCTTTGTTCTTCGCTTCGTCTAATTTCCTGTGTTCCAGATTCAAATGATGATAGTCCATTTGTTTATCATGTTCTCTTGACTGTATTTCTGCTATTTTTGTAGCGGAGTCAAGCGCATGAGTCTCCAAAGAAGTTTGAGCTTTTTCAAGCTGAACCGCAGAATCAATTTGAGCTTGAGACACCTTTGCTTCCGCTTCCATAACCTTGCTGTCTACTAAAATCTTCTCATTGGCCAACTTAGCTATTTGTATTTGATTGTCAAATTCACGCTGCTGATTATCAAGCTGCATTTGTTGTCCTTCAAGCTGCACTTTCATTTGATCAACCTGAGCCTTAATCATTCTTGGATCGTTCATCATCATTTTTTCTTGCATTTGTTGTGCCTGCTCTTGTTGCTTCGCCCGCTTTTGGCTCCACCTCTCCACTGCCTCTGGTAGCGCATCTGCTCCATAGATGTTCAGGTTCTTAACGAGAATGTTAAGACCACCATCCTCATCGGAGAAAAATTGACCTAGAGTTTCATTTGCCCTTGTTAAAGCTATTATCTGGTCAACTGCCGCGGATTTTTGCACTTGGAAATTAACGCCTGCCTCAATCTGTACCTTGATAGCCTTCTCGTCATAATCAAGCTTCGGCGCATCTTTGGTATTTATTTGCTGGTAAGACTTGTCACCCGCAACATTAACCACGGGAATTGTACGTTTAGATAGCAAATACTTGGGCATCAAATCAACGTGAATCGTCGCCATCTGCGCAAGTCCTGCCAAATACCCCACCACATAAGGCTCGGCTGCTGCATTGCCAACACTTGCCGATTCAATGACCGCCTTGCCTGAAAGGTCGTTGTCATTCTTGCCTAAGTTTGAAGCATAACTGCCCAAAATGGTCTGTGTTGTTGGGTCTGTGACCTGAAACGCACCCAT